AAGCCGCTGCTGACAAGAGGCGATTCACTGGCCCCAAGGCTACCCCAGAGGAAAAACTGGCAGAGAGAGCACAGGCCAAGGAACTCAATAACCTGAAACTGCTCACTGAGAATATCATCCCTGAAGCGAGGTTAAGGGCTGCTCGAACCAAGGCACAGACGTTACTCCGTCTGAAGCAGACCACGGCGAAGAATGGCTTGGCGCTCCCCGATGTGCTGGCGCAGAGCTTTATGGACAGAGCTAACATCATTGCCGATATGCCCGCTGGGATGCAGCAGGATAGGAAGTACGCTGAGTTCATGCAGGACGTGGCTAATCTGTTGCCACCGCCGAAGTGGGGGCTAGCACTCGATCTCTGGGGCATCCCTACAACGCTCAAAACGATGTGGGACGGGGGCTACATGCTCCGCCAAGGGGCGCTGCTTGGGGCGCGTAACCCTGACGTGTGGCTCAAGACCTGGGGGCCGATGCTCAAAAGTATGGGGTTCAAGTACCCCAAGTGGACACGCGGCTCAAAAAGGCCATCTTGGGAGACCTGGGGCGGTTCTGAGTACGCCGAGCAAATCCAAGACCAACTAGCAACTAGGCCGTTAGCGAACGTTGCTAAAGAGATGGGAATTATCTTTGACGAGATCGGGTCTCCCAACGAGTTCTTTTCAAGCAAAATTGCCGAGAAGGTGCCGGGGGTGAAGGGTTCGCAGCGCTCATTCGTTGTTCCCGGAAACTGGCTGCGTAATGGCTCTATTGATAAGCGCATCAAAGAATGGTTGCGCGCTGCCAATGGGGGGCAAGAGTGGGACTTAGCCGCACATCCTATAAACTCGATTGCCGATCTTACCGCCGCCACCAAGGGGGCCGTTACGGAGCAGTATGCGAGGGATAACGCCTTGCTCTACAACGCCCTGTCGGGCAAGTCGAATATCCAATGGCTTAGAAAGCGCCCCGCACCGTTGGGACTGCCCTTCTTTGCGCCAGGGTGGGCGCTCTCTATCCCAGAGGCAGCAGGACGCACCGTATTCAGTCCTGGCGCTCGCAAAGAGGGAGCGCGGGTGCTGGCTGGCTACTTCGGCTTTGTAACGGGGGCAGAGATGCTTGGCGACCTAGCGGGCATCTGGGATGCGGAGCTTGACCCTCGTAGCAGCAACTTCGGCAAGGTGCGCTGGAAGGGCACAATGGAGTACACCGATCCGACGCTTGGCATGGCAGGTTGGTTACGGCTTACCGCGCAACTTGCACCCACGCAAAATGAGCAGGGAGTGTGGGGACAATATCACAAAACGACTTCAGGGAATCTTGTGCCGCAGCCGTGGACGGAGACGCTTTTTAGCCATTTTCTCAGAGGTAAGCTGCATCCCTATCCTGGGGAAATGTGGTCTTGGGCCGAGGGTCACAACATTGTTGGTGAGAAGCGTATATTCAGCGGACTGAACGGTGAAACTGCCCTGAGTATTCTTAATACGGCTAAGAGCCTCTTTGCGCCGTTGACTCCCACGGATGTGACTGAAGGCTTGATTAACGATGGGTTGACGGGTGCGGTGCTTTCTACATCGAGCATTGTGGGCCTGAATACACAGAGTTACAGCACCTTCAGCGATGCTCAACAGAAGATCACGGACGGCATGTTCCCTGGGCAGCAATACAAACAGCTTGATCGTGGGCAACGGAATCAGGTGAATGACAGTGCCGAAATTAAACTGCTGGTTGACCAGATGGAGTCACGGAAGGTAGATATTCGTGACCGTACACAAGACCGCTATGATCGGTATAGCGTCGTCAAGGACGAGCTTGAAGTCGGCACCGAGGCGACTGCTACAAGGCCAGCGGTGCCAGGACTAAGGGACTTCATTGAAGCGGGTATGACGGGCGAAAAGTTAAGAAAGGAAATACAGGACTTCAAGCAAAACCGTTATCGGGCAGCGCGTGACCTTCTGACTGAGGACGTGCTTGCCTACTCTACGCAACACGGCGAGATCAAACTGCACGATGTTTTTGCCCAGATGTGGTTAGACACGCCACTTGAACAGGATTTACAGACTGGCATCTTTAATTACAAGAAGCAAGATATTGAGCGAGCGAGAATCTTGGAACAGGCCCAGGATTCCCTGAAGGCTGCTGGCCGAGACAGTAGCTACATCACGACTGTGGGAGAGGGAACTTTCCGTAAGAAGTCGTACAAAGACCCCGTTGTTGCAAAGGCATTGGAGGAATACGACAAAGACCAGGAGACGCTGCGGCCCTACTGGGAGGCCAGGGACGTGCTACAGAAGGCTATCCCCGCGTATGCGAAGGCGCAGCGAGAGCACGATGCTCTTGCTGGTCGGCCCGCAGATCAGGCTGAGTTTGACCGCACCGACTATATGTGGCGGCTGTACCAGCGCGATCTTGATGGCGATGAGTACCATGATGGCGAGAAAATGAAACTGCGTCGGAACAAGGCTAACGGGATTCAGGCAGCGGGAGAGAAGTGGGGCTACTTTGGGGCCTTAGCACCGTTAGGGCAACAATCCATGAAGTCGATGGTGCCGCAGTTGCCACAGCTATCACAGCAGTCAATGCGATGACCACTGAAGCGATAGCCGAAGTCCTGCCACGGGAGATCATTGAGCAATTGCGGGCCTTCTTTGAGTCTAAAAAGATGGGGAGTTTCACTATCCACACCAACGAAAAAGGTGAGATGGTGAAGATCGAGGAAAAAACCTTCATACGGCTTGACAAACTGATTCGCTAGGTTCTAATCTTATGTAACTTAATAGGTTCCGGGAGAACCAGCACGAACTGGCCCCACTTTTAGCGAGCAATCGCTGAGGTGGGGCCTTTTCTATTACCCGCCATAGGAGGGCGAGCAATGACAATGGCAGAAGTTGAAGTTGGCGAGCAGGGAGCACCTGGGGCTGACCAGTCTTCCGAGCAGGCTGACCAATCGGCAAAACCAGTTACGGTAGAGGCGCTTGTAGAGGCACTGGGGCCTCGTATCGAGCAGATCGTGGCAGATCGTGTCAACGAGAACGGCGCCGCGATCTATCGTGGCCTACAAGGGCTGCTCGATAGCAAGGTTAATGAGATTCGAGAGCAGTTCGGCGTAGACCGCGAAACCGCTATGGCTATGAAGGAAGCTGCAAGGCGACAGTTGGGCGATGAGGACTACGCCATTGTTTCTGCTCAGGCAAAGGCTGAACGCACAGAACAAGAGAATGTTCGGCTTAGGGCGCAGGCTGAGGAAAACAAGAAGGCTCCCGCTGACGATGATCGGGCAATCGCGCAGCGGTTGTGGGCGGATACCTACCAGGGGCTTTCCAGGAAATACGCCGAGGGCCGTACCGTAGACCTTGCAGTGGCAATGAAGCGACACGGCAGGGTGATCGAGGATTACCCGGGGCGCACCGCCAACGAAAAGTACCTCAACTGGTACGAGGGCTTTACCAAGGTCGTCAACACCATCGAGGACGAACAAGATCAGCAAAAAGATCAGGGCAAGACCGACCTGAACACCACAAGAGGCGGGGCGGGTCCTAAGCCAGATGCCTTAGCTGCTTACAGGGAAGCTCTCCAGAGCGGCGCTCCGCTTCCTAAACCAAGGGATATAGACGCTGCTACAGCGCGCTTTTCGCAAATGTAGTGAGGAGGCAATCTTATGGCGAATGTGACCTCGGCCACGGCCGATGTTTTTTTCCAAGAGGTATGGGGGCCTGAGCTTAATCGAGCGGTCGAGTTTGAGACCGTCATCTTTGATATGTTTGCAGACTGGACGGACAAGGCGGGTTCGAGCGGCGATGTGTTCCACCTCGTCAATCGGCACAACCTTACCGCTAACACCAAGTCTGCGGGCACGGACGCTACCCCAGAAGCGATCACTGAGACCGATCAGGACTTCACCGTGTCTACGCACCAGATCGTGGCTCAGGAGATTGAGGACTTCGCAGAGGTGATGTCGAAGTACAACATCCGTGCGGAGTACACCGAAGCTGCCAGTTACTCTCTGGCACGAGCACGGGATGTTGGAGCAGCGACACTATTGGATGACAACACTGTGCAGACGCAGGGCACCCTGGGCGCAGAGTTGTCGGACGACGATCTGCTGTCCGCATGGACACAGCTTCAGAACAGCGCCGCGAAACCGCCTTTTAAGGGCATTGTTTCTCCTGCTTGCTGGGCTGGACTGCTCAAGATTGAGCGGTTCACGCAGCAGCTCTACAACGGCGACACCACGGGCAAAGCCATCCACGAAGCACAGATCGGTAAGGTCTACCAGGCGACTTTCTATCAGTCTTCGCTTACGGTGGGAACCGCACCTAGCTCTTCGGGCCATATCTGGGCGGGCGACCATTTCTTCAAGATCATTCGGAAACAGCCGAAACAGGACGGGTGGTTGTCCCCGCTGGCGAAAGCCTGGGTAGTGGCTACCGACCAAATCTATGGCGTATTTGAGCGCCAAGAAGCGGATGAGGCTGCTGCCGTAACCACGACCGCAAGACTTCATGGTGTCCGACTCCAGACAATTAAATGATGACCTCCGCGTATGCGAATCTGCTGCTGCGGCCGGACCTGGGCAAGAAAGCCTATCGGCTCAAGTGCAGGTTTCGCATTGGGGCTTTCCCGAAGCAGCAGTTTTTGGACAAGGCCAAGATTCAGGCAGCGGACTGGTTCGTAGGGGATATGCACAAACGAGGCTTTGAGTACGTAGACAGATACGGCTTCCGTATGAAAGGCCCATTCTCGGCCATTGACCCAATGACCTTGCGTCGACCCAAAAGGATCAGTTCTCGGCAGATGCTTCCGATGATCTTGCAGGGAGCTAAGTTTCGAGATGAAGGCGGCTCTATGGCAATCAATGTCCCGATTCTTTCGGAGTCGGAAAACTGGGAATACGAGTTAAGCGGCGTGTTTGTGCATAAGACAATGCTCGTAGAGCAACCAGACAAGGGAGAGATTGTATGACCAGCGCACTACAGGAACTACAGCAGGCGTCTCCCCGGCGGGGGAATGCTCGGCCCACAATAGGCTACTACCGCCAGCCGAATGGGTGGATCACCGCATCACCCATCACGGCCCT